TAGCGGTTTTAGTGGATACAGTGGTATCAGCGGATTTAGTGGCTATAGCGGCATATCTGGATTTAGTGGAATATCGGGCTTTAGTGGTATCAGCGGTTTTAGTGGCTATTCTGGTATCAGTGGATACAGTGGTATTGGAGTAAGCGGCTACAGCGGTTATAGCGGATATTCTGGCTATAGTGGTATCAGTGGATTTAGCGGATCTGGCGTAAGCGGTTATAGTGGATTTAGCGGTTACAGCGGTATCAGCGGTTACAGCGGTATCAGCGGTATCAGCGGATTTAGTGGATCTGGCATAAGCGGCTATAGTGGCTACAGTGGCATATCTGGATTTAGCGGATACAGCGGTATTAGCGGATTTAGCGGATCTGGCGTAAGCGGCTACAGTGGCTTTAGTGGTTACAGTGGTATTAGCGGATACAGCGGATATAGCGGAATTAGTGGATTTAGTGGATCTGGCGTAAGCGGTTATAGTGGCTACTCTGGCTATAGTGGTATCAGCGGATTCTCTGGTTATTCCGGTAGTGGTGTATCTGGTTACAGCGGCTATAGTGGTATCAGCGGATTTTCTGGCTACAGCGGCATATCTGGATTTAGTGGTATCAGCGGATATAGCGGTAGTGGTGTAAGTGGCTATTCTGGTTACAGTGGCTATTCTGGTATCAGCGGATTTAGTGGTATCAGCGGATTTAGTGGTATCAGCGGATTTAGTGGCAGCGGCGTAAGCGGTTATAGTGGCTACAGCGGCTATTCTGGCTATAGCGGTATATCAGGTTATAGTGGTATTACACCAACCAATGTTACAGTAGCTACCAACACCACAGTCAATCCCGGTTATGTGCATTTTTCTTCTGGCACATCGGGCAGCCAAGCAGTGTATGTAAATACCAGTTTGACGATTGACGCAATTACTGGAGCAATCACTGGCGGGGTTACTGGCGGTACATTTTAATAGTATAATAGCTGCATGAAAATTTTATGTAGCGTTGCCACGCGCGGTAGATATTTTAGCACTTTGCCTATGGTCTTAGAGGCAATCATCAACCAGACTCGCAAAGTCGACAAACTGGTTATCTTTGATGATAATGATGAACCAAAAGACATGCGAGAAGAATCGCTATACCAAAACTTATTTTGGCAATTAGCAGCAAAGAAAATTGAGTGGGAGTGGTTGTTTGCTGGTAAAAAAGGCCAACACCACATCCACCAGCAAGCTAACACGATGGGTTACGATTGGGTGTGGCGTGTAGATGATGATGCAGTACCCGAATGTAATGTGTTAGAGAATCTAGCAAAACATATTAGTGACGATGTTGGTGCAGTTGGCGGTTCGGTATTAAACCCACCCCATATGCCAGAGTATTTAGAAGCAACTGGACTAATTGTCAACATTGAAAACGAGCCTAACATTCAGTGGGGACTAATAAAAGATGTTAAAGAAGTTGAGCATTTGTATTGCAGTTTTATTTATAGAGCTGGCGTTTGCGATTATAACTTGGGACTTTCTCGAGTTGCCCATCGTGAAGAAACGCTGTTCAGCTGGAGTCTGCATCACAAAGGCTACAAATTATTAGCAGTACCCAACGCAGTAACATGGCATTTAAAGAACCCACAAGGCGGTATTCGTGATGGTTCTAAAATGGAGATGTTTGAGCATGATGAGCAAATATTTAAAAATATCCTCAAGCACAAAGACAACACTATTGTGGTGCTTAATTCTGGTCTTGGGGACCATATTGTCTTTAGCCACGTTTTGCCTAGTGTTCGCAATCCCCTTGTTTTTACATGCTATCCTGAAGTAGTAAAAGGCAGCTCAATACAAGAAGCACAAAGGATGTTCGGTGATATTGATTGCTGGAACATTTATAAAAAGATGGCGCAGTGGAATTGGAAGGGCAGTTTAGAAGACGCATATAGGAAGTTGTATCTGTGATTATCATCGCGCCCTATGCCCAAAAACTGCGAACAGGTAAAGAAAACCCAAAAAACTATCCATATTGGGAACAACTTGTATACGAATTGCAAAAAAGTATGCATGTTGTTCAAGTTGGTATAACTGGTGAAAAGCAATTAGTACCTGATTTTAGAACCAACTTGCCAATTGCAGCATTGCGAGAACTGTTATGGCAATGCAAAACATGGATTGGTGTAGATAGTTTTTTCCAACATCTTGCGTGGGACGAAGGTGTTTCGGGCATTGTGTTATGGGGCCCATCTGATCCACTAATATTTGGACATCCAGAAAACATCAATCTGTTAAAAGACCGGTCATATTTAACAGAAAATCAATTTTTATGGTGGGAATCCACCGAACACAAAAATGACCGGTTTGTAAAACCAATAGAAGTATTAGCATACTTTAATAAGGAATAAAAATGGCAGCTACAGGCTACACACCAATTTCGTTATACTACAGCACCACAGCGGCTACAGCGCCGTTGGCCGCTAACCTCGTCAATGGTGAGTTGGCAATCAACATCACCGACGGCAAGTTGTACTATAAAGACAACGCCGGTGTTGTGCAGATCATCGCTGGTAAAGGCGGTGCTGGCGTAGCTGGTGGCTCTAATACTCAAGTTCAATATAACTCTAGCGGCTCATTGGCTGGTTCTGCCAACATGACCTTTAACGGCACTAGCTTAACTTTAGCTAATGACGCTTCTATATCAGGTCTTACTGTTGGTAAGGGTGGTGGTAGTGTTGCTAGTAATACTGGATTTGGTTATTTTTCTTTATTAAATAACACTAGCGGTTCTTCAAATACAGCTTTAGGTTACATTGCATTAGCTCAAAATACTACTGGTTCAAATAATGCTGCTGTTGGCAATAATTCTCTTTATGCAAATACCACAGGTTCTAATAATTCTGCATTTGGTGTAACTGCTTTAACAACAAATAGTACTGGTTCATATAATTCAGCTTTTGGTTTAGGAGCTTTAGCAGCAAACACCACCGCATCCAACAATACTGCGGTAGGTTATCAAGCTGGGTATAGTAATACTACTGGTAGCCCTTTTGATGCTTTTGGCTATCAAGCTGGTTATTCAAATACAACTGGTGTATATAACGCTTCTTTTGGCTATCAAGCTGGTAAAGCAAATACGACTGGATTGTTTAACTGTGCTTTCGGTGCAAATTCTTTATTAAATAATAGTGGAACTACTGCTAATAATGCGTTTGGTGTATCAGCATTACAGGCTAACACAACAGGAAACTATAACTGTGCTTTTGGTAAAGACGCATTGCTTTCAAACACCACCGCATCTAATAACACAGCAGTAGGTTACCAAGCTGGGTATACAAATAGTACTGCAACAGGTCAAACTTTTATTGGCTATCAAGCTGGATATACTTCTAATGGAAACTACAATACTTGTATTGGTGAAGCGGCTGGCTATAGCTTAACAACTGGTGTAGGTAATTGTTTTGTTAGTTCAGGATATAGTGCTGCTGGTTATACAGTAACAACTGGTTCATACAATACTGTTCTTGGTGGATTTAATGGTAACCAAGGCGGTCTAAACATCAGTACATCAAGTAACTACATTGTGTTATCTGATGGTGCTGGTAATCCTAGACTTTATAACGATACTGGTGCTTGGTATATTTATAATGCAGTAAGTGGTGGTTCGTTGTTGCAACTAAATAACACCAGCAATGTAAATTATGCTCCTGTTATTTTTAGGAATGGTGGAACTCAAGTTGGTTATATTAACTGCACAACAACAGCTACAGGATATAACAGTGGTTCTGATTATCGTTTAAAAGAAAATATAAAACCACTTACAAATGCTTTAGATAAAGTAGCTTTGCTAAAACCATGCGAATGGACTTGGAAAGTAAATGGTTCTTATGGCGATGGTTTTGTGGCGCATGAATTAGCAGAAGTTTGCCCACAAGCAGTAGATGGCGAAAAAGATGCTGTTAATGAAGATGGTACACCTAAATATCAAGGTGTAGATACTTCATTCCTTGTTGCTACATTGGCAGCTGCAATTCAAGAACTTACTGCAAAAGTAGAAGCACAAGCATTAGAAATCGCAAACCTTAAAGGACTTAAATAATGACAACAACATACACAACCACAATTAACTCGATGTTCACAGTTAGCACACCTGACCCCGATTATGTGGTTAATGTGCTCTTTACTGTATTTGGCACAGACGGTACGCATACTGCCTCTATTGACGGCAACATTCAATTTGCCCAAGAAGCTAAAGAGTCAGGATTTATTCCTTACGCTAACTTAACCGAAGCTATTGTACTGGGCTGGATTAACGAAGCTACTGACAATCAGGCTAACTACTATGCCAACATTGACGGCCAAATTGCCTCAATCGTAAACCCACCAGTAAGCCCACAAAACACACCACTTCCTTGGGCAACAACAGCAGCTTAATAGGAAACCACTATGTCCCTTACTGAAAATCTCCTTGCATCCATCCAAGCCGAGTTAGATGTGCTCAAAGCCACTGAGGCG